AAATTGACAGCGTTATTATTTACTGTAAAATAATTTACAAAAGTAAACTCAACCACAGGAGAAAACAATGAGTATTAGAACACGTTTTGAAATTGAAACGTTTGTACTTGGCGCCCACCCAACACCAGCAAGGAAAGCCCAAGCATTAACATCAGAGTTGTTACAAGCTCGAGAACAAAACCACCCAGATCTTCCAATATTAGAAATCATTTATAAAGATTTTGATGCAGAGCATAATATTGAAGGATTAATGGCAGATATTGAATCATCAGAAGAAGAATATTGGGTACACCGTCTAGCAAAGCTGGCGGCAATTGATATTTTAACAATCGGTAAAGTACAACCTGAACATATGAGTTATATGGTTTCATTAGAAGATGAGGCATTTACAGCATGTGTTAAAGAAGCAACATCGATTGCTAAACAATTAAATTACGAAGTACAGCAAATTGAAGCTGAACTTCAATCAGAACTTAGTTCTGAAAAGTAATTAATGGTCAGCACAACTAACCATTATTACAAAAAGGACAATTCCGCTAATGTAGCCATTTGTGTTCCTGTGCAGAATCAAACTACGGCGGTCTTTGCTTATAGTTTAGCCATGCTTCAAAAGAAATGTGGCGAAACTAAACTTGCAACTTCATTGCATTTTAATATGGGTAGTGAAGTAGCAATGCAAAGACAACAGTTAGTAGATCAAGCACTAGAAACAGATTGCACACATATAATGTGGATAGACGCAGATATGTCTTTTCCGGTAGATACGTTAAATATATTATTAGCAGCCGATAAAGACATTATAGCAGGAAATTATTCAACAAGAGTTCCACCGCACAGGCCGGTTGCCTTTAAAAGTAAAAATGATTTAGACAGTAGAGTTTTTACTGGAAAAGGAATTGAAAAAGTTTGGGCAGTAGGAAGTGGAATGATGTTAGTTAGAAGAGAAGTATACGATAATATTACTCGGCCTCATTACAAAATTGAGTATAATGAAGATTATACTAATTTAGTAGGAGAAGATATATATTTTTGTAACCTTGCAAGTGAACATGGGTATGAAGTATATATTAGTCACGATTTAAGTGACAGAATTGCACACATAGGAACACGTGCATATACAGTTAAAGGCGATTGCAATGATTAATTTTCAAAATGTACAAAGAGAATACCAAGGACAAAATGTCGTAACACCTTGGGATAGATTAAAAAAATATATGTTCGATTCATATCCAGTTATTAAGACAGCAGTTAAGATAATAAATGATGATGCATTACTAGAAGCAGCTTCTGAATATAAAGATAAAGCAGACATGGTATGGGTAGTATTTGATGACATTGAAGTAAATCCAAACTTTCCTTGGCAATACAGACCAGGAGACCAAATAGCTAAAACTGTAATACACACTTTTCCTAGAGTAATTAAAAGAACAAACAGACCAGTTAGTTGGGGCGACATTCAATTAGTTCCTACTAATGGAGTATCACATGCTAGAGTACAAAATAAAATTATATCTAGTTATCATGTAGCAGAATTTGATGTATTCATGATCAGTTTCCACGAAGCTGAAGCAGATGAAAACTTTACAAAATTAAGAGAACGATTTAAAGATGCCCAACATGTAAAAAATGTTGAAGGCATTGGTAACGCACATAAGAAAGTTGGTGAACTAGCAAAAACAGAAATGGTTTATATTGTTGATGCTGATGCAGATATAACAGGACATTTTAGTTTCGACTTTATTCCACCAATGAGTAAACGAAAAGATACAACATATGTATGGAGCGCCAGAAACCCAATTAATGATTTAGAATACGGGTACGGTGGCGTCAAGTTATTTCCAAAAGTACAATTACTTGAATTAGGACATGAATTGCCAGACTATACAACAGGTGTATCGTTTTATCAACCAGTTAGTGATGTATCAAACATTACTAGATTTAATAGAGACCCATACAGAACATGGCGTAGTGCATTCCGTGAATGCGTTAAGTTAGCAAGTTCTGTAAACCCTAACCAAAGACAAAAAGAAACAGATGCAAGACTTGAAACATGGTGTACTGTTGACAACGGTGGACGTTTTGGACGTTACTGTATTAAAGGTGCATTAGAAGGCAAAGCATATGGTATTGAACACAAAGATGATACAGAAGCATTACTTAAGATTAATGATTTTGAATGGTTACGTGAACAGTTCGTTGCTAGTATGAAAAAACGAATTTCAGAATAAATTATTTTTGTTTTGTTTGATGTTGAAACACAGTTTTAAGTTTCTTAGTAAACTGTTTTGAATTAAATTGTATTTTAGCACCAGGGTGCAATGGCCTAGGCCAGTTTCCTATTTTAACCCAACAATAACCATCACTTTCATTGTTCAGTACAGGAATAAATTCATCTTGAACTGTAACAACAAAACTATGATATATAAATCTTTTGTCAGGGCTTGTAAATTTATTAACAGGTATAACTTTATTAATATCAGGAACCAATCCTACTTCTTCTTCCATTTCTCTATATAACGTCTGAACAGGTCGTTCATCGCCTTCGGCCTTGCCACCAAAAAAGCCCCAGGTTCTAGGATGGTTAACTTCACCACTTCTTTGCTGTAGCATTACTCTGCCAGTATCTATACTTAAAAAAATGCATCCACTTGCGGTTATCATATGTGTTAGAGGTAGATTCGCCAGTATCCAGAATTATAAATTCCTTCATAACTGTTAATCCATTCTGTGCTGTTCCATTCCAATTGATCATCACTTGAAACGTTTGTTACGTATTGTGTTGAGGTGTTTGCTGAACTATCAAAACTAATAGACCATGCTGAACCATTATATTCGATAATATCATTTTTGTGAGCTACTACGCTTGTCCATACTGCATTTATTGGAGTGTCACTCATTATAATATAGCGTTGTCCTATTGATGCACTAGGTACAGTTCCATCGCCTGGATAATTTTTAGTAGGATCTAAAATACCATCTACAGCTGATAATGTATTAGTTGGTAATGTTGCACTATCTATTGTAACAGTAAGTAAATTTTTATCACTAGTATGTGATTCAAGTCTACCAATGATATCATTTGTATTATCATTTATATCATTGCCTTTTCTAAGTCGTAATTGACTTATCCCTTCACGTAATACACCAAATGGTAATAGCTCTTTGTCCCATTCTAGTACTAATCCATCACTGCCTAAGTTACTTCCTTTATCATTTAATATTTGTAAGTTACCATTTTCATACTTAACTTTTTTATCTTTATATGTTACTATTGTGTATTTTAATGTTTCTGTATTAAATGATTTGTTATCTTTAAAACTATCTAAATTATCATCATCTAAACTGTAAAGTTCGTTAATGATAGTATGAATAAGTTTTTGCTGTTTTACTTTAGCTGGTGGAGTTATGTATACAGGAATATTAAAACTTAATGTGGCAACATCAATAATATCATCAATACTTGAGCCTACACTTCTAGTACTCCACGTTGTATTAGTAAGTTCTACATGACTTAATGAAGTCCAGTCAACTGGGCTGTCATTGGTTCTAATATCTAATGTTGGATTAAACAACACTAGTATTTGTTCCATTAGTTGTAATTTTTGATCTGTGTTTGATGTCCAAATATCACAATTCATTTGTAACATATAAGGAACAGGCGCATATCGTTCAATTGTGTATTGATTGCCTAATTCGTTTACATATTCGCCTGTTGTTTGATCGTATTTCTTTTCGTTAACTTGAACTTTATCAACATGGTTTTGGTATGTTCGTCTTTCAGCAAACATATCTAATGATGTTACATAACAACTTATAAATGGAACAGTATTAATAATGTTCTCACTGTTTTCTCTTGTTATGTGTGCTGCCATTCTGTTTATGTCACCGTAGCGTACAGGTACTTGTTGGAACACAGGAAGATCGTTATCGTTCTTACCCATTTGTACACTGAATCCACTAAACAGTCTTATAAACTGTTGAATGTATCTTCTAATTTGTTTATCGTAAAAGTATTGTTGTGCCATTATTAAAAATCACTCTTTGGTTTAATTGCTTGAGACAGTGGTTGTTTCTCTGGGGTCTCAGTATTGTTAACTATTGTAGTAGCATCATTATTTATGAACTGACTAGCATTATATGTTTTATCACTCCAAGTTTGCCCAGTGATGTTATCGTACAATCTGTGCCACTTGCTACCTCGTCTAACAAAAAGTCTATTAGGAGTAAAGTCAATTCTTATAAAATATTCACCCTCAGTTGGATCCGCAGGAAACTGATCTCCAGTTGCTAATGTTTCACCGTGTTCGTATGTTGTAGTAGTATCTGCTTGACCAAATAAATGATCTGCTAATGGTAAGTTATTTGGGTTAGCTGCTTCGGCGCTTCTAACAATAGCATTACTAATATTAAGTTCTGTTTTGTAAGAACTAAGTTGATTCTTAAGACTATCTGAATCACCAGCAGTACCAAGTATATCTGCGTATTCTTGTGTATCTGTTAATGGTGCTACTTTAACACGCCAAATGTGTGGATACCATGTTTGAGAAAAGCCTTCACTTCCTCTTGCGGCATCTTGCACTACATAAAATTTATTAATAGCCTCACGGTCATTAGTAAGTAATAGTTCATCTCTTAAATGTGGTAATTCTATTACATCACCTGGCATAAGTCTACGCCCCATTCGTTCAACCATATCGTTAATATGAAAACTAATGAACAATGTATCATTTGTTAAAAACAAACCAAATTGTGTTAAATCAAAGTCATTATCACTAACATTATATACACCACGTAGGTCAAAAACATCCGGATCATATTTACGATCTCTGTTTTCCATGAACAATAAGTCTTGTATATTTGTTTCGTCAATTAATCCATCAGTATTAATTTCAGTACCAGTTATATTATCTATTTCCAGTCCACTGCCATAATTTGGCTCGCTTGGATCACTTGATTTATTTTGAGAAGCAGGACCTAAGTACTTATGTACATGTATTCCGGTTCCACCTATATCAAATTGCTCACGGATAGCTCTATCCATAAATGTATAGTCATTTCCTTTAAAAGGTTTGTATAAACTGAGTCTTGGCATATGGTTTTCCTTGTTATAATGTATTTATCCTTCTTTAGGTTTATATATTCTGTTATAGGCTAAATAGTTATGTATGTAGATAACTCAATAAGAGAGTTAATGAATTCTGCATTTTTATAAGGAAAACAATTATGTTTAATTTTTTCAAAGACAAAAAATGGGCCATTTGGGCTTATCTTGGCTCAACGGTAATTTTAACTTCTCTTTGGCTTTCGGTGCAGATAGATGTTCAAATTAACCATTGGTTTGGTGGTTTCTACGATATGATTCAAAAAGCACTAGGAACTCCAAACGCAGTTACTATGGGCGAATATTGGGGTAGTTTGGCTAGTTTTGGTAAGTTAGCGGCGTTATGGATTGTGTTAGGATTAGCAACAAGCTTCTTAACAGCACACTTTTTATTCCGTTGGCGAGCTAGTATGGTTGAATGGTATCACAGTGTTTATGATAAGGCTCGCACTATTGAAGGCGCAGCTCAGCGTGTACAGGAAGATACTATTAAATTTAGTAGAATCATGGAAAGCCTTGGTACAAGTTTAATTGAAAGTGTTATGGTATTGGTGGAATTTTTCCCATTATTAATGGGACTATCTGTCGGTATACCAATCATGTGGTTTGGCGATTGGGAATTTGGATTAGTAACAGGTGCTCTAATATGGGCAGTAGGTGGTACAATTTTAATGATTGTATTAGCATGGTTATTAAGACTAGTAGGTATTGAATATGACTTACAGAAGAAAGAAGCAGCATATAGAAAAATTTTAGTTGTTGCTGAAGATGATGGAACGATTAGA